GTATGCGGGCCAACCGCGCTGAATGGGAACCTGCGGCCGACGCATTTTTGATGTGGAACAAGGTGGGCGGCAAGGTGCTACCAGGCCTTGACCGCCGTCGTCGTGACGAGCGGTCCATGTTCCTTTCATGACCTACCAGGAGACGCCATGAAATCCACCCCCGTCTGGGACAAGAATCGGCCAAAGGGCCTGGGCAAGCCCAAGGCCCTCGCTCCGGCCAAAAAGGCGGCCGCCAAAAGGATGGCCAAGGCGGCCGGTCGCCCCTACCCGAATCTTGTTGACAACATGCGCGCTGCTCGCAAAAAGGGCTGATCATGGCGTTGCTTCGACTCTTCCTCAAGCCCGGCGTTGACAAGCAGAACACCGAATATGGTGCCGAAGGCGGCTGGGTCGATTGCGACTACGTGCGCTTTCGCTACGGCCTGCCCGAGAAGATGGGCGGCTGGACCAACTTCAACAACACCGAGGCCTACTTCATCGGCTACACCAGCGAGGTATTCACTTGGACCGCGCTGGACGGCTCCCCACGTGCGGCCATTGGTACAAACCGCAAGCTCTACGTGTTCTATGGCGGCGCGTGGGCCGATGTCACCCCAATCCGTGCGACAACCACCGGCGTGACGTTTGACACGACCAACGGCTCGACCAACGTGGTGGTCAACGATTCTGGCCACGGTGCGGTCACCGGGGACTTTGTCACGTTCTCCAACACCACCGGCGATCCCGGCGGTATTCCCAACGCGGACCTGGACAACGAGTTCGAGATCGTCGAGGTCTTGAACGCCAACAGCTACCGCATCACTTCCCCCACTCAGGCCACCAGCACCGCTGCTGCGGCCGGAACGGCCGATGCCGCCTACCAGATCAACACGGGCGCGGATCAGGGCTACATCGACTTTGGCTGGGGCACGGGCACCTGGGGGTTCTTCACCTGGGGCACGCCACGCCCGCCCTCGGCCGGTCTGCAGCTCAACCCCCGCATCTGGCAGTTCGACAACTACGGCGAGAACCTGATCGCGCAGGTGGTCGATGGCGACATCTACGAGTGGCTCCCCAGCGGGGGCCTCGGTACGCGGGCCGTGGCCATTGCAGGAGCCCCCACGAAGAGTAAGTTCGCGCTTGTCTCCACCCCGGACCGGCATCTGGTGTGCTTTGGCACGGAGACAGTGCTGGGCACGCCCGCTTCCCAGGACCCGATGTACGTGCGCTTTTCCGACCAGGAGAACATCACGGACTTTGTGCCGACGGCCACGAACACGGCCGGGGGCCAGCGGATCACGGACGGCAACACTATTGTCACGGCCATCCGCTCGCGGGGGCAGATTCTGATCTTCACGGACACTTCCGTGCATGGCCAGCAGTACCTGGGGCCGCCCTACACCTTTGGCTTCCAGCAGCTCGGTGCCAACTGCGGCTGCATCGGCCCGCACGCAGCGGCGGATGTCAACGGCGTGGCGTTTTGGATGGGCCGTGATGCGTTCTTCATGTTCGACGGCACGGTCAAGAAGATTCCATGCACGGTGCAGGACTATGTCTTCAAGGACATCAACCTGATTCAGGCTTTCCAGGTCCACGTGGGCATCAACACCCAGTTCACCGAGGTGACGTGGTGGTATTGCTCGTTCACGAGCGACTACATCGACCGCTTCGTGAGCTACAACTACCTGGAGAACGTCTGGAGCATTGGCACCATGGCGCGCACGTCCTGGGCGGACATGAACACCTTTGCCAAGCCCGTGGCATCGGCCTACTTGCCAGATAGCACTGCGACACCGACGTACGGAGACCCTGTTTACGGCCTGACGGCCGGGCGCACGCGCCTGTACAGCCAGGAAGACGGGGTCAACGCGGTCGATCAGCCCATCAACGCTTACGTGGTGTCCGGGTACTTTGACATCGGTGATGGCGATCAGATGCTGTTCATGAAGCGGTTCATCCCCGACTTCAAGAACCAGATCGGCAACCTGACGGTGCGGCTGCTGCTGCGGCCCTTCCCCCAGGCTGCGGCCAGCCCGAGTTCGCTCGACCCCTACGTCATCGCCCCTGGCACGCAGAAGGTGGATACCCGGGCGCGCGGCAGGCAGATTCAGCTTCGCATCGAAAGCGATGAGCTGGGCACCAACTGGCGCTTTGGCACGATGCGTGTGGACATCCAGCCTGATGGCTTGAGGTAGGGTAAACCCTAATGAGCAAGATCAACAACGTCCGCCTGCCCAATGCTCGGCCCGAGTACAGCGCCGAGCAGTTCGACCAGCTCGTGCGCTCGCTGGAGCAGGTGGTCTTCCAGCTCAACAACACCTACACGCCCACCACCAGCGAGGACAAGGCAGGAGCAGGCGCTTGGTTCGCAGCGGGCAGCGGCGCGGGTGGCGGGTTTGCTGGCGGCATTCGCGGGTTCCAGAACAGCAACGGCATCATCTTGCCCAACGCAATGATGATCTCGGAGCAGGATCAAACCAACGCCAGCGTCACTGGTGAGAACCTGCTTACCTTCGCGCCAGCCTTTGCCAACGGCATCACTGTCGAGAGCAACAGCCGCATCAAAGTGCCCTGCGCGGGGCAGTATCTGGTTACCTTCACCCTGCAGGTGACCAACCGAGGCAACACGGCAGCCGAATTTGAGGTCTGGGCCAAGGACACTGGGGTGAACTATCCCCTGTCCAACACCCGCTTTGACATCCCAGTGCGCAAAAGCTCAACCATTTGGGCGCACGTCGTGCCCGCCATCACAGGCATTTTCACCGTGGACGACCCCATCAACGACTACCTGGAAATCGCATGGTGGTCGGACAGCCTGGACGTCTACTTGGAGCACTACGCTGCGGGCACGAGTCCCACCCGCCCAGCCATTCCGTCGGTGATCCTGACCATCAACTTTGTATCGGCGATCTGACCATGGCCAACAAGTACTTTCGCAAACACCTCACCCCATCGGCCGCGACCGAGACCGCGATTTACACGGTCCCGGCGGCCAATACAGGTGTCTTGTCCTCGCTGCGGGTGACCAATCGCAACGCGTCTACTACGGCGCTGACGGTGAACGTCTACCCGGGCGGCGGGGCCACAGCGTACTGCTTGCTCAAGAGCTATTCGCTGCCCACGAACCAGACCATGGACATTTTCAGTGGCGTGCCCTGTGTGCTTGAGGCCACTGATGTGATCAAGGTGACCTCCAGCCAAGCGACCGTGGATTTCTACCTGTCGTATCTGGAGATGGATCGGTCATGATCAGTGGACAAAACTCAACTCTTTGCAGGATAATTTGGCCCCATAACGCGTCCTTTTCCGACGCGCAGCCCCTCGCGGAGCTACAGGCCAAAATCGGAAAGGACAACCATGGCAAATGAAGGCATCATGGCCCTGCCGCAATCGGCAGCCATGCAAGACGAGGGCGGCGCACAGCAGCCCCAAATGGTGACGAGCTTTGACTCGTACGACGCTGCTCAGACAGCGCTTGGGATGGTCAATCCCGGAGAGCTTGCCGCTCTCAAGGAGTCGCTCCGTCAGAATATGGCGGACCTGCAGCTCACCCCGAGCCAGTTGACCACGCTCATCGAGATTTTCGAGTACGTCTCGCAAAACCCTCGTGAGTACAAGACCATCCGCGAGGACCTGATTCGCAACGACTTCGTCGATGCCGAGGACCTGCCGGAAGAGTACGACCCCGAGTTCCTCGGCGCGATCTTGGCGGTCCTCAACGAACTGCAGATGACCATGGCCCAAGGGGCGCAGGCCCCGATGATGGCCGAGCCTCCGATGCCAGACATGGGGGGCATGCAGCCGATGGCCATGGCCGAAGGTGGCCTGGCTGACGTGGCGTCCTTCCTGGCCGCCCAGGGCCGCAATGGCGACAAGATGCTGGCCCACATCACCCCCGAAGAGGCGGAGTTCCTCAAGGCACGGGGCGGTGCAGGCACGATCAACCCCGTCACCGGCCTGCCTGAGTTTTTCCTCAAGAAGATTTTCAAAGGGGTCAAGAAGATTTTCAAAAGCGTGACCAAAGTGGTCAAGAAGGTGCTCCAGTCGCCCGTCGGGCGCATCTTGGGCACCATTGCGTTGGCCACGGTCCTCGGACCAGCAGGCGTGGGCCTGTCGATGGGCACCGCAGCAGGCCTGGCTGGCGCTGGCACCACCTTGATGGCCGGTGGCTCGATCAAGGAAGCGCTGATCTCCGGTGCTCTGGGCTACGTTGGCGGTGGCGGCACGATCATGGGCGTCAGTCCCGTGTCAGCCGTGGGCCAGTATCTGCCCGGCGCGGCAGGCAGTGCGCTGAACACGGGCCTGGCCACCGGTGCCATCGGCACCGGTGTGGGCCTGATCGGCGGCATGAAGCCTGCTGACGCGCTGCGCATGGGCGTGATGTCGGGCGCATCGGCGGCCGCGTTGCAGGGCATGCAGAATTCCAAGCTCCTGTCCGATGCCCGCTTTGCGCGGGACATGGGCAACGAGCTCACGCCCCAGCAGGCACAAGCGCTGCAGGCTGCTGGCGAGCCGCTTAACCCGGGCCCGATCTCTGGCAGCCCTCCGGGTCCTGTGCGGATTGCGGGAGGCGAAGGTGCGATTGGATCGGCTGGTACGACCGGCACGGCCCAGGACCTCCTGGGGCAGGGTGGCGGCACGGGCCTGCGCATGGGCACCGGCGAGCCCGGCCTGCGCATGCCAGGCGGCTCCTTTGGCGCGCAGGACTTCTCCTCGGCCATGGGTGGCACGGGCAGTGCAACCAACTACAGCTTGGTGCCGAGCAACGCACCGCCCAGCGTAGGCTTCCAGCCCAACACCGCCTTCGGCGCAATGGACTTTTCCAAGGCCGCTGGGGGCATGGGCGCGCAGACCAACTACAGCCTGACACCGGCATCGGCGCAAGCCACTGCACAGCCCGCAGGCATCGTGGATCGTCTGGTCAGCGGCGCGAAGAACATCTACAACGAGTACCTCTCGCCCAGCCGTCCTGGCCTGCCTGCCGATGCTGGCATCCTGCAGAAGTACGGCCCCTTGGCACTGGCCGGGACCGCTGCTGTGGCAGCGACTGGCGGCATGGAAGGCGAGCCCGCCAACCAGAACCCGGCGTTCAATCGGAACTACACCGGCCTCGACTACATGCGGGACAACCCGAACATGTTCCAAGGCGGCTTGGACACCGGCTACCAGCGCCCGCAGACCCCTGGCTCTGTGGTGGTACCCACTCCGTCCTACGCCTCCATTCCGATTGGCCAGCCCGGTGTCGTGATGCCGGGCGGCGTCACGCGCAGCCCGGGCGGTCTGGCGCAGCCCTACAACGTGGCGGGCCTCTACGGTGTGCCGCTGATCTACGGCCAGCAGCCTCCTGGCTATGCCAAGGGCGGTGAGCTCCGCCAGACCGATTTCCCTCGTAAGAACGGTCCGATCAACGGCCCGGGCACGGGGACTTCTGACTCCATCCCGGCCATGCTGTCGGATGGAGAGTTCGTGTTCACAGCCAAGGCTGTGCGCAACGTCGGGAACGGTAGCCGCCGCAAGGGGGCCGCTCGCATGTACAAACTCATGAAGATGCTCGAAGGCGGGCCAGTAAAGGTGAAGTGACATGGCAGATGAAACCGTAACTCAACAGATCGTCCGGGAAGCCCCGGAGATCGAGGCGTACAAACTCAAGCTGCTGCAAGAGGCGCAGAACCTCGCGTTCAACGTCAACCGCACGCCCCTGTCGCAGCAGCTTCCCGGCTACCAGGTCGCAGGCTTTTCTCCAGCGCAGCTTGCCGCGATTCGAGCCACCGAGCAGCAGGGGGTTGGCGCGTTCACCCCCTACATGACGGCGGCCAACCAGGCCCTGGGCGGCTCGTACAGCACCACCGGCGAGGCGGCCGACATCCTGCGCGGCGCTGACACCCGTCAGCAGTTCACCGACGCACAAAGGGCGATGCAGCAGGCCGGTGGCGCGGCCGCTGGTATCACTGCTGGTTTGCAGCCCATCGGGCAGGGGCTTGGGTATCTTGACGCGGCTGGCCAGCGGGCTTTGATGTCCGACACGTCGGGGCGCTTTGCACCGGCCTATCAGGACATCAACACGGGCATCGGATCGCTGGCCACGGCCCAGAACATGGCGGCCTTGTCCAGTCAGGCGGACCTCACGCCTGCCACCGCCGCCATCGGACAAGGGCTCACGGGCCTGACCGAAGCGCAGCGCATGGCTGCCATGGCGGCGCAGCAGCCGGGCTTTGCACAAGGCATTGCCTCTGCCCTGACCGCTGCTGACCAGGCCCGAATGGCCGCTGCACAGCCCGGCTTTGCACAGGCACAGCAGACAGGCATGCAAGCTGCTCAAGCAGCCATGCAAGCAGCACAGCAGCCCGGACTCCAGGGCGGCGTCGGGGCTCAGTTCGCTGCAGCGCAGCAAGCTGCTCAAGCTGCACAACAGCCGGGATTTGGTGCAGCGCAGCAGGCGATTCAACAAGGCATTGGCCAGCTCGGGGGTGCCGCGCAGGCGTACAACCCAGCCGCTGCTCAGGCCTTCATGAACCCGTACCAGCAGCAGGTCATCGACGAGGCGATGAAGCAAATCAATCGCCAGGGCGCGATTGCACAACAGGGACTATCGGCGCAGGCGGTACGGGCAGGTGCATTCGGCGGTGAGCGCGAGGGCGTTCAGCGGGCCGAGCTGGAGCGCAACCTGATGGATCAGCGCTCCAGCACGATTGCCAACCTCCTGTCGCAGGGCTATAGCCAAGCGCAGGCGCAGTCCATGGCCGCGTTCGAGCAACAGCAGCAGCGCCAAGCTGCTGCTGCACAGGGCATTGGCCAGTTGGGCACACAGCAGGCCAGCATCGCAGCGCAGCAGGCAGGCCTTGGCCAACAAGCCGCTGGCATGCTCGGGCAAGCCGGGGCAGCGCAAACCGCAGCCGCTGTGCAGCAGGCAGGTCTTCAGCAGCAGGGCGCACAGGCGTTGGCGTCGCAAGCCGGGCTGCAGGCCAGTGTGGCCGCACAGCAGGCAGGCCTTGGCCAGTCCGCCGCGCAGCAGCTCGCGCAGGCCGCACAACTGCAGGCCCAAACCGCTGGCCAGCAGGCTCAGTTGGCACAAGCCGGTGCCGGTCTGTACGGCAACCTCGCGCAGCAGCAAGTCGCTGCTGGCCAAGGCCTTGGTCAGTTGGGCGTGCAGCAGGCTCAGTTGGGCCAGGGCGCGGCCAACATCTACCAGCAGGCCGCGCAGCAGTACGGCAACCTCGCGTCCCAGCAGGGTGCTTTGGCTGGCCAAGAGGCTGCGATCAACCAGAACATCGCCAACCTGCTGATGCAGCAGGCGGGCCAGTATGGCCAGATGGGTGGCCAGATCGCCAACATCTATGGCCAGCAGGGCCAACAGTTCCAGGGCCTTGGTCAGGGAATCGGGCAGCTCGCAACGCAGCAGTTCGGCATCGGGCAGCAGCAGGCGCAAGGCCTGGGCGCGCTGGCGGGCCAGTTGGGCCAGCTTGGTGTGCAGCAAGGCGCGCTGGGCCAGACCGCACAGGCGCTGCAGCAGGGCGACATCAACTTCCTGTACAACGTCGGCCAGGCGCAGCAGGCGTTCAACCAGCAGACGCTGGACGCGCAGCGTGCGACCGAGCTGCAAAAGGTGTATGCACCGTACCAGCAGGCCGGTTTCCTGTCGGACATCTACAAGGGCGCACCGTCGTCGCAGATGTCCACGCAGGTGGCCAGCCAGCCCTCGGCAAGCCCGTTCCAGCAGGCGGTCGGCATCGGCTTGGGCGCTATCTCGACAGCGGCAGGCGCGAAGAAGGCTGGGCTTTTCTAAGGGGTCATGATGAAAGACAAGATGATGAACGAAGACCTGGATGTCGAAAACGTCGGCATCATGCAAGGATTCATGGACTCCATGAACGAGGATGATGAGGACGAGGGTGAGGAAGACGATGACGAGATGGGAGGCAACGACTATGCCGACCTTGACCGTCGCCCGGACTCTCCTGAAATCCTGATGAACAATCTGCGCGGCGACATGCGCTCGATTGATGCGCGACGCGACGAGCTCGCCGATCTGGTGGGCTACGCCGCTGCGGCCGAGACTCCCGAGCCGGTGCTCGCGATGCTGCAACCGGTGCTCGCGGCCCAAGGTCCTGCAGGCGCAGCCGGTGCAGGCATTGGCGCGCTGCCTCCTTCAGCAGCCATGGCCCAAGGGCCACAGCCCCCGATGGCTCCTCCCCAGATGCCGCCTGGCATGCCTGGGGCCCCTGGCGCAGAGATGGCCCCGCCTCCTGCCGATGGCGGCATTGCTGCCTTGTTGGGCGCGGCCGGTGGTGCACCGGGTGGTGCTCCTCCGATGCCTCCGGGCGGCCAGCCGCCTGTTCAGATGGCCCGTGGCGGGATCGTCCAGCGTTTTCAAGCGGGGTCTGATGAGGACGGCGTGACCCCTGCTGGTGAAGGCTCGTCCTCGTTGGGTTTCAACCCGACACCTGAGATGCTGGCACAGGCTCGCACGCAGTTCATGAACACCCTGGCGCAGCGGCCGCTGGTGGTCCCCGATCTGAAGGCGGAGACTGACCGTCGCACGCAGATGTACAAGGACATCCTGGGCGACAACACCGACAGCCGTCAGGCCCAGCTCCTGCTGTCCCTCGGTCAGCGGGCCTTGGGCTTTGCTGGAAACGTCGATGACCAGGGTCGTCCGCTGCGCGGCAGCTTCCTCAGCCGCGCGGCTCAAGCAACGCGGACCTTGCCTGCCGAGATGTCACAGTTCATTTCTGCGGCGGACAAGGAGCAGCGTCAAGCGCGGCTCATGGGCCTGCAGGCTGCCGAGAAGGAGATCGAGAGCACCAAGGCCTCGAACCTCAAGCTGCTGGAGACCCAGCGCAAAGGCTACGCCGACATCCTCAAGGCCGCTGGCAAGTCCAAGACCGAAGCCGGTCCGTTCGGCAGCGGTCTGGCTGGCCGCAGCCTGGAGATGTTCGTCAAGTACGCGCCGGACTACGCCAAGGGCGCACTCGACCCCGAGACCGAGCGCTACTTCCTGTCGGCGGTCACGAACTACACACAGCCCACCTTCGTGGAATTCACCAACCCGCTGACCGGCGAGAAGGGCATCCGCGAGCAGCGCAACGAGCTGCCCGACTTCGTGCGCACGGCGCTCAAAGCACGTGGCACAGCGCTGCCTACCGGTGGCCGCCCAGGGCCCACGGGCCAAGCACCACGGCCCGCGCCTGCGGCCGCTGGGGCCGGTGCTGCACCGGTGACGGCGGCTCCCGCGCCACGGCCCGCGCCTGTGGTTGGCGCAACGCCCAACGACATCCCTGGAGAGGTGGCACCGATTGTTCAGGCCGCGCCGCAATCGACGTTCTTCGATTTGGCCAGCACCGGCACAGGTTTTGTACCTGTGCTGGTGTCCGGCATCACCCGCAACATCCCGCTGGAAGCCGCTGGCCGCATCAAGCCGGAATTTCAGCAGGCCACGACGATGCTGGAGAGCATGCGCAACCGTGTGGTCAACGTGCTGCAGGAGAACCCACGCTTTGCTGAAGGCGAGCGCAAGCAGATTCTGAGTGAGCTCAACCTCGGCCCGCGCCTCTTGGACAACAAGCAGAGCTTCATCAACCAGATCATTGCCGTGGACAACGTCTTCGACAGCATCGAGGCCAAGACCAAGGCGCTGACCGAAGCCAAGAACACTGGCATGGAAAAGCGCCGCGAGGCCTTCAAGAAGCTCGAAGAGGTCAACTTCATCCGTGACCTGCTGGGTGTTCGTGCTCGCAAGATCGACAACACCGAACAGTGGACATCTGCTGCGCCAGGCGAGTACCTGGTGTTTGATCCCACCCGCAAAATTTACGTCTACGCGCAGAAAAAGGGAGGCCGGTAATGGCAGACCCCACCAAGCCAGCAGCCAAGCCCAAAACCCTGGAGGAGCTCTACCCGGGCATC